TTTATCGTACTGTCGTCTATTTTCTCGAAGTTCCTAATTATTATTTGACATGGCATAGCTCAAATATAACTAAAAATAGCCTAATCAATTAAGATTAGGCTACTCAAAATATAGCACTATGAGATACTCTTTTTTTAAGGTGCTGCTACTGTCACTGGGATACCTTCGTATCCGATAACTCCTAAACCTATCAAAACAGAAATGTCTGCTAAGTTTAAAATAGTTGCCGCAGCTCTTACTGGATCAAATGTTAAAACAAATGTCTTTGTTGCTGAATTATAAACAACCGCATCAATCACTTGAGCAACTCCTAATGTAGTGGTCGCAACCCATGCAGTTGGATCTTCTAAATCGTCAGAGTACAACGCCCCGAAATCTAAGCTACCCGTACATTTGTCTTTCAACTGCACTGATATAGAACTTGCAGAACTTGCTGTCACATTCAATAATACATCTTGAACTCCTCTAACTCCTGAAATGTCGAAGTTTGGAATTGTAGATGTTTGGATGAATGCCAATCTTTCATTAATGTATGTTGGATTGAAAGATAAATAGACTGAAAATATAGTAGAAACTCCACTTCCATCATTTAAGTTCCATGGATTCGCCCAATAATCAGTAACTGGAATACCTCCAAGACCGCCATCTTTTACAGTTCCAATCAAGTTGTAAGCTGCATCTACAAAGATAACATAAGGAGTTTGTCCGTTTAATGCTTGCAAAGATTTAAGTAAACAAATACCTCCATTGACAAACTTAAATTGCCAATTATAGTTACCGTTTCTTAGAGTTTTAGTCGCACCATATCCAAACGTTTGGCGTACTGGTTCTTCTGAACTGTCCTCTGCTTCAACGAAACCCATAATAGGACGTAATCTTAATCCCTTATTGATATTCCTTGCAGCATTAGTTAAAAAAGTTTGGAGTGTTGCCGTGTCCGTATCCTTTATTACAAAGTCTGGATTTACTAGCAAGATTCCGAAAATCTCACGTGGTGAGAAATTACACTGCCCAAAGCCAGTGTTCGCAAATACTTCCGTACATGCTATTTCGTTAATCATTGGCATACTAATGTATTTAATTTGATTGTTAAATTTGTTATTTCAATTGCGTCTAAGTAATCGTTAAAAACATTCGCTTGACCTTTCACGAGCTTATCCGAACCCCAAAACAACCTATCGTATTTTATAGTTTGCTTCGGTGCATATCCTAAAAAAGATTTGTGATGAATCAATCTATCCATAAACTTTTCGTAAATAGGATATAAAACTGGTTTAAAGTTCTTTTCGTAACGCTCGTCTGCTATTAGATTTGGGTCTGTTGCCCGACAAATAGCTAAATGTAGTGTAGCTTCAATAGTGCCATCTGCAAATGATTTCTCAGGAAAGTCATGAAATAGACAAACCAAAGGATATTTATCATATTGCATTCCGTTCTGCTCACGTTTTACAAGCCTATTTATGATTTCTAAAGGGTGTCCGTTCATAAAGTGAACCCCCGTAATAGTTGAATCATAGGTCTGTAATTGACTGAGTAAATCGGTGTTTACTTTAGATACTACATCTTTGATTATGTCCTTAATAATCATCATAAGTTTATGGAATTAATGTACTGAATTAAATCATATCCCCTACACAATAGGAAGTTTCCGTAAGCCCATCCGAAATGAATCGGTGTTCTTGCTCCCCAATTTGGATAGTCGGATACATTTTGATTTAAGAAAATAATTACTTTCTTATTTAGGTCTACCATTTCATTCCACGCCCTTACTTGCTTATCAATAGAACTTACACGATTAGCATTTTCAGTAAGTTGCATACTTTCACCTACTTCAACGGTTGTACTTGACGCATTTCTTAAGTACCAATAGTACACATAATTAGCAATAGGACTTTCTTTAGTCGCATCATTTGCTAAGGCGTTTTTTAAGTCAGTCCACTTTTGAGGTATAGGAACTTCTAATAATCCTGCTGTTAAGTCAGAATATAAATCTTGTCCTAATAACTCTATTAAAAACTTAGGCTCATATTTACTTATGAATCCCGAAAGTTTAGAACGTGAACTATCTATGTCAACGCTGTTAGCTTGACCCGCTATGAAAATCTCATTGATAAAATATGTACTATTGATAATCATAAGAATGTTATTTTTTTAGTTTGGCTTGACCTTTAGAAACTAGCTTGTCGGCTAATACACGGTGTACAGTATGCTCAACATCTTCACCTAATAGGCTGTTTTTGAGTCCAACAATTACCACATCTTCTTTAGGTCTAACTAAAGTTCCGCCATCAACTACTGAATTTTCAGTTGTTAATGGTTGGATTTCTTCCTGTCCTGCTGGAATTATCTTTTGTTCTCTTTTTTCTTGCGCCATGGCTTAAAGTATTAAGGTTTTAAAAGTGCCGCTTTAACAGTTGCAAAAGAAGCCGTTACGAATGAACCAATATTGTTAGTAGCAATATAATCCTTGAAGAAATTCTCTACGATAATACGCATTCTATTGTTATCAAAGTCGCTTGATACAGAAGTTACAACTGAAGTTCCAGAAACTGTGGCTGTTGTATAATCGATACCATAACCTAGACGAATAGTCAAAGATTCTTGTTCAATTTTAAACAATCCGCTTTCTCCTAATGTGAAAGTTCCAATAGTTTGGTAAGTAGAGGTTAAAACTCTAAATCCCATCATTGTAACTAATCCATCAGGGTTGTACATTGGAATCATCATAAAATAACGACCTTGAGAGTCTTTTTCTAGTGACAATCTCCATTTATCTTGTGGGTGGATAATCAATAAATCAGGAAAGAAATTTAACGTTTCAATCTGAGCGGCAACCGCTCCAATAGCATCATAATCATTCGGATCTACAAAGGTATCATCTAAAGAGGTGCCGACATATGAAGCCGCTAAGGCTTGTAGGTCGGTTGTTAAAATAGCTGCATAATCTCTCAAAATCTTATCGTTGATAAGGTTCTGAATGATAGATAAAGCTTTCTTTCTGAATTTTGCGAACTCCTCAGTAATTACATACTTAGCAGCTACTTTTTTAGCTTTGGCAAAGTTACGAACTAATGCATAAGATACTAAAGGCTTAACTGCACCTTCAGCAACGATTGCAAATGCACCTTCGCTATTGCCTTCTTCTAACCATGTTGTGTACTCTTCAAGTTCAGCAACAGTAGTCACGTCTGCAATGTCGAAAATATACTGCGTTCCACGTCTTTTCTTGACAACTCCGTCAATGACGTTAAAGCTTTCAATCATCGCTAATGGAAAGTTATTTTGGTCAATAGTATTTCCAGTGCTCATATTTGCAGCAGCTCTAATGTTTAAAACTACCTCCCTATTTCCACTTTGACCCTTACTTCTCATCATTAATTCAACGTCAGAAACTTTTCCATCTTCAGGAAATAACATTGCGTTGATTGACCTTTGAATTAACTCTTTTGAGTCATCTTGGTCAGCAATACCCATTCTAACATTCTTAACTTTTTCAAGTTCAGCGGCAATGTTTTTAATGGAAGTGTTTAGTTTTTCACCATCGAAAGCTCTTAAAGCTTCCATTGGTAAGCCTTGCAAGGCTGTATCTAATAAAGACTGAACAGACTCCTTATTTTGGTATCCTCTAGTTTCAATCTCTGCTTTTGCGGTCTCTTTTACTTTTTCGAGCAACGCATCATGAGCAACTTTTTCTTCTGGTGTCATGTGTAAAAATTTTAAAGTGAATTTAATAAATAACTATAATCTATTGCTTTCCTATCTTTCTTATCCTCATTGAGTGTCTTTTTGCGTTGCTCAAACGGCTCAATTGGTATAAGTGATTTTTGTAAAGCGAATAGCTTTCTAGCTTGTAATCTGTCTTTTCTTGGTATTTGATTTATAAAATCTTCTATGTCATCATGTAAATCTGAAAGTCCTTCCTTGCTTCTAATTGCGAAAGTCTCCATATCTGCACCAATAGTAACAACGCTACCTTCAAAGAAATCAACCTCTAAAAGAACTAAAGAATCTGTTATTTCGTCATATTCTATCTTATCCCATACATAGTCGAATCCTACGGAGAATTGATTTAGCGT